TAAGAGATTGCTATAAAAGAGAAAATAAACGCCTACTAAGTTTGGAATGCTCCATAAAAAGAGGTAGAAACGTTTGAGGAGCAGAGTTAGGAAGGTTTGCGAGAAGCGCTCTTCAGCAAAGAGGGCCAGGCTTGATTTTACTGAGAGTTCCGTATCAGGATCCTTGAGGAGTCGGAGTGTCGCAAAGGCAGCACCTACTAGAAAAATCGTGCTCATAAAAGAAACCACTAGTGGGAAGAGATAGGCTTGGAGCACTTGCGCCAGCATGCTGAAAAAGGATTGCTCTAAAACACTTTCTTGGAGACGAGCCAAGGGGTTGAGAAAGCCTGATAAGATGACCAGTATGCTAGGTAAGAGATAGACGAGAAAGAGGCGGGGGTTTTCAGCCTGAAACTGCCTAGTCTGCAGACGAATGGTTTTTAAATCAATTTTTTGGTATTTCATTCTTTCATTATACCATAAATAGTACACAGCTTGCTAATCCTTTGAAACTAGTGGGCTTCTAGCGTGTTAAGCAAAAGTGAATACGAAATTGAATACGACTTTACTTTTAGCTGGAGCGGATGAAATCCATGAGCTGGTCAACGACTTCAACACGTTGATTATCATTGATGTGGGTATACATATCAAGGGTGATTTGAACATTATTGTGACCGAGTCTATCTGAAATGATTTTCGCTGTAACACCAGCTTCAAACAGAAGAGAAGCATGTGTATGCCTAAATCCGTGAGGCGAAATTTTTTTAAGTTCTTTGTGTTTACAAAAGAATCTGCTAAGCTTCACTTTCATAGTTGCGGCTAAAAGCCATCCCCCTATATCATTCGTAAAAATATAATTCGAATCATGTTTGTAAGGCACACCAGCCTGGAAATATTCTTTTATTTGCTGCCGTTTCCAGAGTTTCAAAACATTCAGAGTTTCATCATCTAAGGTGATAACCCTCTTACTCCTTTTGGTTTTAGGATCCTGGACAGTTTGCTTTTTGCCAATTACGACAGCCGTGCGAGAAACGCTTAACCGTTTATTGTCAAAGTCAACATCTGACCACATGAGACCGATAGCTTCTCCAGTTCTCAATCCAGAAAAAGCGAGTAAGTGAAAAAAGGTATAGTCTACAGGCTTACAATTTGCTTTGTAAACTTTAAGGAATTCGGTTAGTTCCTGCTTTGTATAGTAGTTTTCTTTGCCCTTTAAAGGTTTATTTTTAGGCTTGATAATCTTGTCTAAGGGATTTGACTTAATGATGTCAAGAGAAGCGGCATACTTGAAAATACGGCTGATGACAGAGTAGTAATTAGCATATAGGATATAGCGATTACTTAACTTGATAGCAACCTTTTGACAATAAGCTACACTGATTTGCTGAATCTTCATATCTGTAAAATATGAGTCAATCATAACATTAAGTTTTTTCTTAACGTTCTGATATGTTGTTGGTTTTACAGTGCTTTTATAGCTATCAAGCCACAAATCAGCGACTTCAGCAAAAGTAGGGTTCTGGAAATCTTCATTGTTTGAAAAACCATTCTCTTCAACGTCTAAGAGAAGGTCACGTTCGGCAGCCTTTGCCTCTTTTATAGTTTTAAAACCACGTCTTGTTGTGCGTTTTTCTTTTCCAGTTGCAGGGTCTATGCCCAGGTATGTTTGAAAGAGGTATCTAGTCTCTCCTTTTTTTGTAATGTATTTTTTTATCATAAAAAGTCCTTTCTTTTCGATTGCTTGCCCGCATAGTTGAAAAGGTGTAGAATTTATGATAAACTATAGTTGTATTTTTTTATCATCTTTTCCATTGCTTGCTAGATGGAAGATTGAACCCTCACACTCAAAGACGGCCGTCGGAGAGTGTGGGGATTTTTTTATTTTAATATTCAAAACCATCCACTAAAAATAGAGGAATTTCTTTCCCTTTATATGAGTGAGTTCCGTTTGCTCTGACATAAAATTTCGATACCTTAGTTACATCAAAATCCTCTTTATCATCAACAAATATTTTTAAAATGGCAGGGTTATCTTTTTTCCCGTTTAGATGAATTAAATACTTTGAAAAAACTGTACTTGGGTCAACAACTTGAATCACTGAGTCATCAATAACTAATTTTGTATCATCAGGCCAAGCTCCGTACCAGTTATTGTCTACAATTTTATAATCTCCAATCGGTGTTGATTTAAAATTTTTAGCCGGCTTAATTTTTGCTTTGCCTTCTGATTTTTCAAGTCCATGACTAGAATTAGAAGATGTTTTTGATATTTCACTAGTTTTTGATGCGCTATTTTCTTTTGTTTCACTACAAGATGCTAATAAAGTTATAAGAACCACGATTGTAGTTAATAATGTTATCTTCTTCATTTTTTTCCTTACTGATTAATTTACTAATGCTAGATATTCTTCTTTGACCATGACCTCTTCGGCAATGGTTTTTATTTCTCCCGATAAATGTCCACGACTTCACCGATAATTCGGAAGTCGGTCTCTGGTGTGATTGGCATATCTTTATAGGCTGGATTCAAGCTGTGTAAGTAAGCTTGGTCTTTGTCGATCACTAGCTGCTTGATATAAGCATCACCGTTATAATTGAATACTCCGATAACTCCGTCATTCAAGTCTACGCTGGTCTGAATGAATACTAGGTCGCCATCTTGATAGTCAGGCTCCATGGAATCCCCTTTGATAGGGATGACAAAATCAGCATCGATATCTACTGGCAACTCAATCCGTTCCACTCGTACATCGTTCAAATACTGGCCTGTACCTGCAGAAGCGGGGTGGTCGTAGTAGTCATAGCTATATAACTGAATGACTTCCGATACTTCGTTTAATTGAGTTTCTTCTTCGTTTTTCTGCTCCGTCAGTTGCTTTTCAGCGTACGTCAAGACCTTGTCTTGTCTTAGTGGTTTTAATTGGTCGTAGATGGTTTGGATTTGGGGAGTGCTATCAACCGATGAAGGTTTCGATAAATCAAACAAATATTGAGGCGATACACCCAAAGCCTGAGCATATATTCTTATATCTCCTTCATCTAATTGTCTATTCCCGTTCTCATGGTTAGAAATTGTATTTTGTTTAAAACCTGTCAGTTCGGCAAGTTTTTTTTGAGTTAACTTTTTGGATTTTCTCACCTCTTTAATTGAGTTTCCTAGTATATTCATATCAATTAACTCCTTTCTTTTTTATTATATACCAATGTGATAAAAAAATAAATAAAAAAATCTCAAAAAGCGATAAAAAGTTATTGACATATATCTCAAAACGAGATATAATTAAATCAAGCTTAAGGAAATAACAAAAACAAACCGGAGGGAAACACCATGAACACATTAAACGAGAAAGCGATCAACATCTTCAAAGCAGTGGCGAAAGAAACTTTAATCCAAGGCACTTGCGAGGAAAACTTCCTCTATAGCCAACTTGAAGCTTTCTGTACTAACTGCCGTCAATTCGCTTTCGGATGGACAGAGTTGGCAGAAGATATCGAACGCCAAGAGCGTTACCTTCTTGATGCTGGTTTCGCTCAAGACGAAATCGATGATATTCGCTTTGATGCAGCATTCGCAGGAATGATGGACAAAATGAATGTAGCCTGATTGGTAGCACCAGGGTTCGACTCCCTGACAGGCTGTTGCTCATAGAGCAAAAAAGAGAAAGGAGAAGAGAGATGTCAGGGCAAAAAGAAAAATACCACGATAGACGTGGTAGACCTGATGAATTGAAGGTTGAAAAAGTTATCCACCTTTCAATTTTGAGAGGCGAAGGAACCGAGACGGATGGCATTAGGGTTGTAGAACAGTATTATAACATGGACGGCAATCTAATATTTGAATTAGATCCTTGCTCTCCGCATTATTAAGAATTTTTAGGTTTGCGTTGATTTTGTTTATCTTTGTCCAAATCCAAAATATCTTGTAGTATTTGCTCATTGTCATGGCGTTCAATATACCATTTTTGCATAAGTAATTCTATAAATTTCAGTAACATGTAAGCCTCGTTGGGTTCGATATCCACTATAAGATTTACATCTTTTTCTGGATGGGCGCCAATGTTTCCAAGTTTTCGTAGGGCATCAAGTACCTTTTTAGTACTTGGGTCAACAAGATCTTTCAAAGCGTCTATCTCATCTACTAATCTTGCTTTCGAAATCCCCCAAAAATCCCTAATCATTCCTTGTAGACAACGTCTAGAGAGGGTGGCAGAGGCTTTCGGGCTGAGATTTAAGATAGCGTGAGCTTCTTCATAATCACTTCTGATTGTTTGTGGAATGTAATCTGGATAGGCTTTAGCGAGAGAAATTGGATTGAAGTGTATAATGCGATTTGGGAATTGACTTCCTACGCCAACGATATCGATTGAAACTTTATGACAGTTTGGACAATTCATTGTTTGTATTGTTATTTTGTCACTCAAATTTTCTTCGCTGGCAAAATGTGGACGACGAATCAAAAAGTAGTGCTCATCTTCTCGAAAAGTATCGTCGTGATTTGGAACAGAGCAGCCGCAAAACAAGCAGAATAGTTTACTAGAATCCATAAGATTTCTCCGATCATTTTTATTTTGATTATACCATATTTGAAAGGGGGTGAGGAAATGAGACCAAGAAAATATCCGTACAAACAAAAACCACTCTTTCCTTCGACAAAAAGAGTGGTGAAAGCAATCAGGGAACTTGAAGCGTTGAAAGAGCACTATCTTAGATTGCCTGAGGAATTGAGACCTAGAGCGAAAGCGCTAGTTGGGGAACAATCAGACTATGTTACTGATCCCTTCTAGCTATATTATAGCAGAATTGCGAGGAACAAATAGAAAAATAAGGAGGTAGGAACGTGCAAAAACTTACAAAAAAACAAAGGTTGAGAAAACAAGAATTAAAGCCTAAAACTAAGCTGCGAAAAGAGCGAAAAAAGCACGAACTCACAACAGTTTTTATGGCTGATTTAATCGGCTTGAAAGACCGAAGACAATACGAACAAAAAGAAAGTGGTAAAGCGCCATTCCACGATTATGAAATATCGATTATATCCAATTATTTTCACAAGACAGAAAGTGAATTATTTTTTTAAAACAAAATATCTCGAATCGAGATATAAAGAATAGTCCTCAACGAGATATTGAGGATCGTGACATATATTGCTGAGAAGAAAGAAAGGAGAGAGGGATGATGAGCGGCCTATCAAAAAATTTACTACCAATTCAAAATTTAGAAATTAAGATAGATAGCGACTCTAGTATTCCACGAGTTATTTTGAACGGGATTGATTTTCAAGCAGAAGATATTGGTCTTCAAGGTTTCAAGATAATTTGGGAAACAAAGAAAGATGAAGTGCCAGAGACACTTATTCAGGTTGATTATATAAATAACCGTGAAGCGCCTCATATAGTATCTGTCAAACAGTCGTTTAAAAATACTTTACTTAAATAGCTCTGGGTTTGTTACAAGATTGGTAATGATTTGTGAGGCGGTTTGAGATAGAAAGTTTAGAGAAAACACACCTACTTTTTCAGCGACACTCTTGGTTTCTCTCCAAACTTTAGGACTCCTCACTGAATCAAGAAACTGATGCCCTTGGTAAGTCATGCCATGAACAAAGGCAATATACAAAGAATTTGAACCGTCAAAGGTCGGAGACCAATTTATAAAATCAGCTTCTGATAGTAACTTACAGTGATAAACAATAGTATTTATCTCATACTTGCTAGCTCTTTTAAACTTCGAGTTACTAGAGAAAATAAACGGTTCTGGATATTGATGTAATTCTTCAATATCTAGCAAAATATCTCTTACTAGTTCTGGTTCAAATTTCATGTTACACCTCCGAGTTTTATTTATATTATATCAAATTTAGAAAGGAATACTATGAACGAAATTTTTAATTTTCACGGACAGGAAGTCCGTACTTTGATAATTGATGACGAGCCTTGGTTCGTTGGAAAGGATGTTGCAGACATCCTAGGATATAGCAAGGCTAGAAATGCGATTGCTCTTCACGTTGATGAAGAGGACGCCCTAAAACAGGGCATCCCTACTAGTGGCGGAACACAGGATATGTTGATTATCAACGAATCTGGTCTCTACTCTCTTATTCTTTCAAGTAAGCTTCCCCAAGCGAAAGAATTTAAACGCTGGGTGACGTCAGAGGTCTTGCCAGCTATTCGCAAGCAGGGTGGTTTCATCCGTGAGGATTTGGACGAGGATGCCTTCATCGCTCTATTCACTGGTCAGAAGAAATTGCGTGAGCAACAAGCGACCATGCTGGAAGATATCGACTATCTGAAGAGTGAGCAACCGATTCATCCGAGCTATGCTCAATCGCTATTGAAGAAGCGTAAGGCTCGTGTAGTAGCTTGCTTAGGTGGGATTGATAGTCCAGCTTATGCTGATAAAATCTTCGCTCAATCAGTATTTAGACAAGCTGAGATTGATTTTAAGGATCATTTCAACATCAGTCGCTATGACTTGCTACCGAAGAAATTTGCAGAAGCAGCATTGAAATATTGGATGACGTGGGAGCCAAGCACCAACACCAAGATGAAGATTATGGAACTGAACGCTTTTAGTCAAGTGTAGGGAGGGGGAGAAAAATGCTTATTACACCAACACAAGCAAGAGCAATTCGCCGAAAGCAGGCAGACAAGAAATTGACTGCCAAGCAAGCAGGCGAAGAAATCGGAGTTACACAAGTCACCTATCGAAAAATACGAGACGGTGGCGAAGTAAAGCCGAGTATTTACCAAAAGGCCATGCAGTGGCTTGCTGAGGACTACTAAAAAAGCACCTGACGGAAATCAGGCGCATACTTAAATAACTAAAACCATTATATCACAAAAATGCTTGCCCGCATAGTTGAGAGGATGTAGAAAATGGAAGGAATAACGTTACAATTACGATTGGATGGCGAAAGTGCTGAATTGTTCACGAATCAATTATTGACCTTTGCTGAAAAGCAGGTCAAGGAGCAGTTAGAGAATGATCGTATGCCGATCAATCAACAGGCTTTGATGAAGAAGTTTGGCTTTACTCATGGCTATATTAAGAAGTTAGAACGTAAAGGATTAAGATTTCGTAAGCAAGGGAAAGATATCATGTACGATGTCAATGATGTTTATGAGATTTTAGAGTCAGAAAAACAAGTACGAAAATTAAGAGCGTAAAGGAGAACAAAATGACAGAACCAACTTTATCAAGCCAATTGCTTGGCTTGGCGGCTATCTTTATCGGGATCTTTATCCTGATGCTACTGACTGCTAAAAATGAGAAATCGGATGAACAAAATGTAGTAGTCATCATTGAAAAAACAGAAGATTTCGGAGAAGTTGCCCGAAGAAACTTGAAAAATAGCGACAGGAAATCCACCTACGATACCCAGCCACCTGTAGGACTTGCTTCATCGATTGAGGACGTACCACAAGTTTTTAGAGCATGCATCGAAGACTATGACAGGCTTGCTTGTGATTACCAGGAAGAAGCGAGAAATAATGATCTCCTAAGAAGTCAAAATGCGAATCTCTTGGAAGAAAATGGGCATTTGCTTTATCAAGAAATGACTATGGATTTCCGGAGAAATAATCGGAAATGGGGGGCTAGGGCATAATGCAGATTGGAGGAGACTATGTCTGACAATAAAAAATATTATTACTTAAAATTGCGAGAAAATTTTTTTGATAATGACGATGTAGCAATCCTTGAAAGCATGCCTGACGGGATACTTTATTCAAATATTCTATTAAAGCTTTATCTCAGGAGCCTTAAAAACAATGGGAAACTAATGTTTAATGACCGTATACCTTATAATGCGCAGATGTTATCTACGATTACTAGACAACCTGTTGCAGTTGTAGAAAAGGCAGTAGGGATATTTAAGGAGATGGGATTGATTGAGATGTTAGATAACGGTGCCATCTACATGCTTGATATCCAAAATTTTATTGGTTCATCAAATACTGAAGCTGATAGAAAGCGTGAATATAGACGAAAAATCGCTTTAGAAAAAGGCCAAAAACTTTTGGGACATTTGTCCGGACAAATGTCGGACGAACAGGCACCAGAGAAAGAGAAAGAGATAGAGAAAGAGATAGAAATAGAGAATAGAGATATAAAAGAGATAGATTCCGCAAAGGACAATTCTCCTGCTGCTATTGCTGAATATTATCAATCTCGTATCGGGGTGCTTGATGGTAAACAATTTGAACAACTACTTGACTACATTAGATTTGATCATATGGAGTATGAATTGGTAAAACTTGCGATTGACAAGGCTGCTGATAATTCAAAACGAAGTTTTGGATATGTAAATAGTATTTTGAAGAATTGGGCGCAAAATGGCATCAAGACTACTGTACAACAAGAAGCAGAACAATCAAACTTTAACAAGTCAAAGAGATTTACTACTTCTCGTGGGAATCAATCAGGACAGGGGGCTAAGGACGAATGGGGATTTTAGAAGTTATCAAGCAATTTGAAGAGGAGTTTTATCCTATCAGTGATGAAAAAAAGTCACTGCTTGTAAAACAACCTCTCTCTACTGTCATAGCCTGCTTATCAGATATGGCCAGCTGGCAGGCTTGTGGAGGTAAGGTATCATGGTAACCAATGCACTAGAAGAAACGGCTTTATCTTACCTCAGGAATACTGAACAGCAGGATGAAATTTGCGACAAGCACGGAATTCCTCTTATCAAAATCCTCCGGACAAATGATGTTCTCTGTCGCTTATGCGAATCAGAACGGATCCATGCAGAGAATCAATTGAAGGTTGATGAGCTGGCTGATGCAGAGCATGAGCGAGAGCGGAAATTTTATCTTGAGAAATTCTCTCTCTATGATGATGTCCTGAAAAATGCTACTCTTGACAACTTCGACACACCGACTGAAACAGAAGCGCAAAAGCTAGCTTTTGCAAAGAGGATTTGTCGGGAGTGGTCCGAGGGCGCTAGGAACAATATTGTTTTTCAAGGAGAAGCTGGAACAGGTAAAAGCCATCTTGCTTTTGCTATGATGAAATATTTATCAGAGACTACAAAGGAAATTGCCATCTTTATCAATGTCACGGATTTGCTGATGAAGATTAAAGCTGATTTTAGTCAGGAAGAGTTCTTGGTCAATAAAATTGCTAGTGCAAAGTTTTTGGTCTTGGATGATCTTGGGATGGAGAAGGACAGTGAGTGGTCCTTTAGTATTCTTTATAACATTCTCAATAAAAGGGCTAACACAGTTATCACGACTAATCTGACTGCGCAAGAAATTCAGAAGCGATATGGTCGGCCGTTTATGAGTCGGTTGATGAAGGGTGTAGACAATGATCATCTGATGGTATTTAATGACTTAAAAAACAAAAGGAAAGATTACTTTTAGAGAGGTGGGACACCTTGTTATTAAAACTATATTTCGTCTACAATGGGCACTGCAAGTTTTTTCTTGGTGATTTCAACAATGTGGACGAACTTATCAAACGGATGAAAGACCATCAGTGGGCTTTCTCAGGTATTACCAGACCAAAATTCAAGAAACACATCGGAAAAGATGATGTGAGGTTTGATTATGGTGCGATAGATTGCTACTACTTAGCGACAAAATCAACGTGCCGCGAACCACGTTAAAAGCGAGCTAGAATATGCGTCAGACTTGGACGAATGACGTATAAAGAATTTGCTAGCTCTTGTGTCTTTGAGCCATGAGGGGCAAGAGCTGGATTTTTAGAAACAAGTAGGAGGAATTGGAAAATGAATAAAGAAAAAGTGTTTATCGAGGGATATGAAGTTGGTTTTCAAATTGATACATTAGGAACTAGAGAGAAGATAATTCAGTTAGTCAGTGGAGAAACCGTAAGTATAGACGAGAACTTCATTTACAAATCGATTGAACAGGAAAAAGTCACAATTCCGCAGTTTGTGGCGGAAAAAATTGATTATTTCAAGAAAACTGGTGACTGGGATTTATTTCAAGCAATGGATTATTTGTTTGGAAAAAAAGAAATTAGGGAATGGCTTGAGGATAAAAACAACCAAGAAACCTTCGCTCGAGCATGGCTTGACGGCTACGAGGTCGAGAAAGAGAAGCGGTATCGGATTAAATTAAAAAGTAACTCAGAAGAAATTGATTATTTGGTAAATACAGAAAGCAATGGACTTCGTTTTTATAGTACGATTTATACGCAAAGAAGGGAACACACCCGCAAAGAACTAGAAGAAGCTGGCTTCGGCTGGGTATTCGATTGTCCAGGAATCAAGATCGAGGAGGTGGAGTGATGTCATGTAGTGAAAATTTAAAAAAAGAAAAAGAATTGACTACTGCTATTTCAAATCTCAAGATAGAAGTCTTACAAAATGATGATAAATTGAGCAGTCAATCATTAAGCAACATCAAAAGGCAAGCAAGGGATTTATATGAATGCCTAGTATGGTTGCAGTATGATGCGGAGGAGTCGGGTAGATGAGTTATGATTTGGAAATCTTAGGAAAAATAGAAAGCGGAGATTATATTTGCATAGATGAACCTGAAAATAGTTCTCCGACTTACAATCTTGGAAGAATGTTCAGGATTGCTATGGATTGGGATTTCAAACAAGGTACTATCTACAATGTTGCTCAGATTTTTGAAAACATTCAACGTGGCATCTCAGAACTGGAACAGTATCCTGAAAAGTATGTGCAATATGAACCTGAGAACAAATGGGGAACCGTCAGCAGTGCGTTAGAAGATTTGAGATCATTGAGAGATTGTATTTTAGGACAAGATATCGATACAAAATACTTATATATGAGGTGGTAACATGAAGCGACCAAACAGATACCCTTACACACAAAGTCAGTGGGTTGAAGAAACTGCTGATTATTATACATATGCAGACGATATTTATTTTACAAGTCATGTTTTAAAAAATAGACTCACTAGAGAAATTAAGAGTAAGGAGATGAAATAGTGATTATCAAGAATTACAAATATGATTATTCAGGTGGCAAAATCTACTACACAATTGATGTAGATGGCCATGAAGTAGCCATGGAACATACAAAGACAGAGTACGGAAGTGTACAAAGAAATGATATTAATGATTTCTTGGTTTCAGTCGAGAATTACGACTTTCCGGAAGCTGAAAGGGTCGAAGAATTTGTTGATTTTCAAAGCCATCTGCTTATGTATGGAATCGATTTTGAATTGAGAAATGAGGTGCAGTGATGGAAGAAGTTATTATGGCTACATTGCCTAACAATGAATTAAATCGTTTGATTAAAATTGAAATTGCAGTTGAAAATCTAATCGAAAACGGAATTCTTGATGAAGATGTTTTCAATGAATATTTGAGAGAAATATAGATTGAGGAGGTCACAGATTGAAACGATTCATAGCAATCTGGATTCTGCTGTCTGCTGGATTGAATGTCTGGCAGATGAGCAGAATTCGAGATTTGGAAGAGAAGAAGCCGATGGTTATCTACAAAGCTGACAACGCTGGCGCTGAGATATTTGGTAAGGTCGTCGAGAAAGGGCGACATGGCAAGTTATACACGATTACGATTCGTGATTACGGGATATTCGTAGTTACGAAAGAGGTGTATGACGAGGTGAAAGTTGGGGATGAGGTGAGGATATAGTTTTTCGCTAATAAGGAGGTAAATATGGCAAATTTCGCAGAAGGAACAATTAAACTAAGAGGACGTGCAGAAAACATTAAATCGGCTTTGAAATATATGTTTGGAGCTGTTGGAGACATCACAATCGAAGAAGATACAGACGGTGAGATAATCACTTTTACTACAACGGACTCTTATTTTTATATCAATGGCACAAAACGTGCTTTTATTGACAATGATAGTTTTGAAATTCATCTTGACGATGATTTTCTTATCATCGAACTTGATAATTTTGAGCAGGCGTGGAGAGCTATCCCAGACGATTATACAAAAATATCTGAGAAATTCAATGTTGACATTAAGATATTCACGTTTGAACAAGGTATGCAATTTACACAAGAAATTGAAATCTCAAAAGGTAAAATTTTAAAAAATATCGTACGTAAGTATGATAATTATAGATGGGAAGTTCCGTTCAGTAATTTTGGAGGATAAAATATGAACACACTAGAAAACGTAAAACAATGGTTTATTGACCGTGATTTAGAAAAAGGAGAAAAATAATGGCTAAAGATGTTTTGACGGATTTAGCATTTGAGAATTTTCACAAATGTATGGGAATTCCTGATTGGAACGAGTCAGATGAAATAATTCTTGTTAGCTCAGCTAACAAAGAACAAATCGAGTCAGCTGAAAGTTACCGTTCAGACGGAAAATGTAATTACCTTGGCAAACGAATTTGTATATTCTTTGGACAAGTGAAGAAAAATAATTACATCACGCTACATAAATCTATGTTAGAAAAAATTATTAAGACAATGGAATTATTTAAAGAAGCGGAAGAAACGGAGGAGAAGTAAGATGAATACAAAAATGAATTTGGAAGAAAAGGTTCAGCAGTGGTTTGTTGACAGAAATCTACATGAAGCAAATCCAGTTAAGCAGTTCTTGAAGCTCATGGAAGAGTCAGGAGAACTATTTGAGGGTATCGCAAAGGACAAATCTGAGCTGATTTACGATGCGCTTGGAGATATTCAAGTCGTATTGATTGGACTTGAGCAACAAATCAAGAATGGCGCTCAGATTTCAGCTAATCAACAGGAACTTGAATTGCTGCTGATGGTTTCTAGTTTAGGGAACATCGCTCAAAAACTATACGCTCATATCTGCCACAACGAGACACAAATTCCGTTAATCAAAGCAGACTTGATGTTTCTTGATAGCGTGATTAGTACGGTTTCATTTTGCAATGGCACTACAGCTGAGAATTGCTTAGAAGAAGCTTATGAAGTCATCAAGAACCGCAAAGGTAAGATGATTGATGGAGTGTTCGTCAAAGAGGAGGATCTATAAAATGAAAAGACTAGGAGTTGTATTAGGGGCGATATTCGTAATCGTTGTATCGCCGTTTGTAGTTCAGTATGGTTGGAATGAAATTATCACAACAATCATTCCAGTTGGTAAAATTACAGTCTGGCAAGCATTAGGGATGGATGCACTACTATCTTTCATCTGGCCTGTGTTATCCAGCAAAAAGGAATCTGAATATGATTATTCTTATGCTGTAAAGAGCAGTATTTCAAAAATCATTACATGTGCATTTTTAATTTGGTTAGCTAGTTTGTTTATTTAAGGAGGATTTGGCATGATACCAAAATTTAGAGTGTGGGATAAAGCGCGAAACGAAATGAATTATAAAGTCATGGTAGGCAATTGTGACACAGATGACGAAAACTGGACTTGTCCTATCGTTTGGATTGAAGAAAGAAAAGACTGGTTACATTTTGATGATTATGAATGTATCATGCAATCAACAGGGCTTTTTGACAAAAGCGGAAAGGAAATCTATGAGGGGGATGTAGTACAATTTGAAGATTGTTCTGAAGCGTCCCATTTCCTGTACATAAATACGGGTATTGTCGAGTGGAGTCAAGGAAGTTTTACTATTACCAATAGGGAATCTGTAAGAATGGAAGATTTGCTTGATGGAGAGTTCCTAGATGTGACAATCATCGGCAATATCTACGAAAATCCAGAGCTTTTGGAGGTAGAAGAATGAAACCAAAAAAATATCCATATTCAGGTTCTCAAAACACAAACAGCAAACAAGACAGACTTGGTCTGATTGAGGTTATAAAATACGAAACAATTAATGTATCAATTGTAATTAGGGAAGGGGATAATAGTGAGATATTAGCAAAATGTGTAATTCGTGCTTATGGCGAAACATTATCGTTTGTAACAACATTACCAGTAAAAGGAACTAGGTTTTCAAAACATCACCAAAAGTTATTTAAAATCAGGCTTTATCAAAGAATTGAAAAAATGGGGAGTAAGAAACTTTTAGAAATCAATCGTTTTATTTGGTCGAGCATTTGTCTAGAAGAATTTAACAAAGTAAATCTTTAGGAAGGAGGTAAGGTTTGGCAATAGATATCAAAAAAAGGCTGAAGGCTTTGCCTTATATCGACATCAAAGCAAAGTCAAAGCACCAGGAAATAATCAGTTTGAAGTCAGGTATTTTACGAGGGCAACAGTTCGACAGCATGCCAAAGTCAAAAAGCAACAAGAATCAAACTGAAGAATTGAATGTGTTGATCATTGACAAGTCAGATCAGCTGTATGAAGAAATCAAACAAATGTACCACGAACGTGATGAACTCGTTCAAGCGATTGAGTCGCTAGATGATCCAGTGGAAAACATCGTGATGCGATTACTGTATATCGATGGGCTTTCTTGGAAAGAGGTTCAAATAAAACTAAATTGTAGCCCTGCAACCATCCAGCGAGCAAAACATAAAGCGTTACTAAAATTATCTAAAATGTATGATAAGAATGATAGCAAATGATAATTTTAATGTGGTAAATTAGTATCATGAACAATAGCAGAGAGGGAACCTCTGCTTTTTTTTGTGCACTAAAAGGAGGTGAGGATATGTGGTAGTTGTCGAACCAATAAGAAATAGAGATGATGTTCAGCTTATGATTGAATGGCTGACGTTGCATAGCGCAGTCAAAGAATCAGATAGACAACGCAACCTCATGCTCTTTCTGTCTGGTGTTAATCTGGGATTTCGTATTGGTGATATCGTTAAACTAAAAGTAAAGCACGTTAAAGGTTGGCATGTCCAGATCGTCGATGAAAAGACAGACAAGCCAACCAAACGAAAGATGCCAAAGAAATTCAAGAATGCTATGAGGCAGTACATCAAAGATAAGAAAGATGAAGACTTCCTCTTTCCAAGTCGAAATGGAAAGCACCAACACATAAAACCCAACACAGCTTATAAAATTATAAAGAGAGCTGCTGAAGAAGTTGGTCTTGAAAACATAGCTACTCACTCGATGAGAAAGACTTTTGGTTTGTTCATGTACGAGCAAACTAAGGATGTAGCTTTGATAATGGATCTACTGAACCACTCAAGTCAGAGTATTTCACTACGATACATAGGCAAAAACCAAGATTCACAAGATAGAGCCATGACGAAGTTTCAAGGATTTTAATTTTTTTATTTTGATATCAATTCATTGTTTTGAGATTATGATGATTTCATTTCACACATACAAGATAAACGCTTGATAAATCTGAATTGAAACTCATGTAGCGAATTCATTAGAATATGTAAAACAAGGAATTGAGAGAGTGAAAACAAAGGAGTTTACATAGTTATGAAATGTACTTTTAAAAGACAATCTAATAAAAGAACAACCAACCAAAAACCATTAGGAAAAATTGTAGTTGGAGTCGAAATTGAAAACGACTCAGAATTAAAAGAGTTAACTCAAGAATGTTGCGAAGCAATCGAACACTTGAACAATTGCATTGACAAGCTAAACAAATTCGAGCTCAAAGCATCAACATCAATAATCAAATGATTGAAGTTTCAACTAGAGCAGACCGAACAGAGTTTTATAATTCAAGTGACTGGAAATCACTTCGCAAGGTTGCACTCGAACGCGATCACTACGAATGTGTTTGGTGCAGAGAAGAAGGCAAAGTTACAACAGAGAACCTAGAGGTTGACCACATCAAGGAGCTAGAGTTCCATCCAGAGTTCGCTCTTGACTTAGATAACCTTAGAACTCTATGTAAGGAATGTCACAATAAACGTCACGGTCGCTTCCAATTTCGAAAATCTAAAAAAATGCTTGAGAAAAATTTCAGAACAGATGAATTTTGGGGATGATAAGCCCCCCCGGTCAAAAAAATCCTGTGTTTTTAAGGTTTTGGGAACCGGTGGGAGGGGTTAACTGTCCAAATTTTTAACGAAAAATTAAAGGGGGTGGGGGGTAATGGAAGAATACTCAGAAAAAAATATAAAAGAATTAGAAAATCAGCTACTTTCTAAAATCGGCTATTTTAGTCCTAGAAAAAAGGATGCGATCCAGTACGAAAAAGTGAATCGTTATCTTTATCTCGTCAGACTGCTCTATGAGCTGAAAGCCAAACTTCATGAAGACGGATTGGTCATCACGGTTCACAATGGGCAACAGAGATTCCAAAAAGCGAATTCTCTCATCAAGGAAATCAATACAACAAGTAATCAGCTTTTGGCTATTGAGCGGTCGTTTGATTTTGAGGTGGAAAACTCGCCTGTTGAGAAACAGACGTCTGGAAGTGATTTGTTATGATTTCTCATCCGCTGGTTGATGACTACATCAAAATGGCCGAGAGTGGAGAAATCGTCGTCAACGAAGAAAGAAAGTTGCTGTTTAAAATTATCAAGGAGAAAATCTATACTCGCGATGATCTGTATTTTGATAATGACTTGATTGACAAGTTCATTCGGTTTACGGAAAAGAATTTTTTCCCTCTAGCTAAATATCAGCTTTTTTTGGTTCCGTTCATTTTTCTTTTTAGGAAGGAGGACGGGGAGCCACACTTTGACGAGTATCTATACACTCTTGCTCGTGGGGGTGGTAAGAATGGTTTTATGTCCGCAAGGGATGGTTTTTTTATCAGCCCTATCTACCCTATCAGAGATTATGATGTGACCATCACTGCAAACTCTGAGAAACAAGGGAAGGTTTCTTTTGAGGAAGTGTATGAGACTATTCAAAGGCGTGGTCTCGAGGACCATTTCTATCTAACTAAAATGTCTATCACAGGTCGAGCTAACAACTCGGTCTTTTCTTTTCGGACGAACAATCCGAAGACTATGGACTCTGCTCGTGATGGTTGTCTTGAATTTGATGAGATTCACCAGTTTGAAGATGATAAGGCCGTGAAGGTTCAAAGGTCTGGCCTTGGGAAAATCGCTCATGCTCGAACATTCTACAACGGTACGAATGGATATGTGCGTGAGGGATTTTACGACAAGTTGATAGAGAAGTCTATGCAAATCTTGAATGGAGAGGTTGATGATTTCAGGCTATTCCCATTTATCTGCAAGCTAGACAATGCGGATGAGGTGGATGATATGAAGAACTGGCCAAAGGCAAATCCGATGTTGGATGAAAGCACTCCTTACGCTAAGAGATTGCTTGCTAGAACCAAGGCTGACTATGATGACCTTGAGTTGGAACCGTCTGGCCGTCAGGAGTTCATGACTAAACGGATGAACCTTCCTGAAGCAGACCTTGAAAAAGATGTTACTTCTCGTGAAAAGTTAGTTGCTTGTTTGCGGTCTCCTGGTATCGACTTGAAAGGTCGCTCATGTGTGGCTGGCTTTGACTATGCGAGCATCCGAGACTTTGCGAGCGTTGGTTTGCTATTTAAGAATGGTGATGAATTCATCTGGAAGCAACATTCATTTGCGCGGAAATCATTTTTGAAAGCTTTCAAGTTAAAAGCCCCTATTGAAGAATGGGCCGAAAAAGGCTTGTTTACAATCGTTGATGGTCCGAGTATTGATCCACGGCTATTGATTGCCAAGCTGGAAGAATGGAGAAATCTTTATCAGATTGAGCTTGTATGCGCCGATGGCTTTAGAATGGATTTGTTAAAACCGCTTCTTGAAGAAGCAGGGTTTGAATATGAGTTCTTGAGAAATCCAGGGGCTATCCAATCCAAGGTTGCGCCAATTATTGAAGATGGATTTGCAAATGAGCGTTTTATCTTTGAGGGTGATAACTCAATGATTTGGTATACGGATAATACCTATGTCAAAGAGGACAAGGATGGCAATAAGCGATTCTTGAAGAAAGAACCTGTCAGAAGAAAGACGGATGGGTTCCATGCTTTGATAGCTGCTCTCTACAAGAGGGAGTTGGTTCAAGAGTCGAATGTTGGGGAGTTCCTTGACATGCTCGATAGCTGGGATTTTTAATCTAAGAATAAATTTTGGGTGGGTGGTCGGCAGAAATTAAAAGAAAGGAGGAAGTGCATTGGGGTTACTGAATTTATTTAAGCGTGAAGTACCAGAGGTTGGTTTTGAGTTCGAAGATCTTGAGCGGATGTTTGGGAATCTGCAACTTAAAAGCTTAGCGATTGATAAGTCAGCTGAGTTCATCGCTCGAATTTTCGCTAAGTCAGTGTTTAAGTATCAAGAAAATGGTAAGACTAAGTCTTCTGATTGGGACTACTTGCTGAATGTAAGGCCAAACAAAAATGAATCTGCGTCAGACTTTTGGCAAAAAGTCGTCTATCGGTTAATCACTAAGAATGAGGTCCTAATCTTTCTTACAACTGATGACCAGTTGCTTGTTGCTGACTCTTACACACGGACTAAATATGCTGTTTATGATGATGTGTTTGAGTATGTGACTTGTAGAGGATTCACATTTGAGAAGCGTTTTCGGATGAGTGAAGTGATTTTCTTGCAGTACAACAATAATCGACTGCAAGATTATATTTCTGACTTATTTGCTGATTACGAGAAGTTGCACACTCGTTTGGTCGAGGCCTTAGCTAGGAATAATCAAATCAGAGGAACTCTGAAAACCAAAAACAATGGGAGTTTTGATAAGCAGATGCGTGATAAACTCCAATCATATGCTGATGGTCTTTTTAAATCATTTAGCACTAAAACGATTGCCATTGTTCCAGCTCAGGACGGAATGGAATATTCCGAGCATACGAATACAACAGGGACTTCAAATATTTCTGTTGATGAGTTGAAGAAACTTCGTCGGCAATTTGATGATGAGGTCGTGGACGTCTTAGGGATTCCAACAGCTTTAAGTCATGGCGATATGGCCAATCTTGAAAATAGCCAAAAAATGTTTAATAGTTATTGCTACCAATCACTCGTTAAGAAAATGAGTGATGGTCTTAATTTTGCTTTAGTATCAAGACGGAAATACGAGCGCAATAATCTATTTGTAATCATTGGCGAAGGTCAGAGAGATAAGTTTGCACTTGCTGAAAACATTGATAAGCTTATTTCTTCTGGAGCGATGACTCGAAACGAGGTGCGCTCTGAACTTGGCTTAGAATCTGTCCCTGGTGGCGATAAATTCCTCATCACCAAAAACTATCAACTTGGTGAACAGTTAGAGAAAGGAGGTGAGAAAGAAGATGAAAGTAATTCAAATTAAGGGTACGATTGTATCAAACAATGACAGATGGCTTTACGATTGGCTTGAGTGGGATGCAACCGCTCCGAAAGATGTTGTCCTTCCTGAAAGTGGTGAACCGATTGAGGTTCATATCAATTCAGGCGGAGGAGATGTCTATGCTGGTAGTGAAATCTACACTGCTCTGCGCTCGTATTCAGGTGACGTGACCGTGAAGATTGTCGGTATTGCAGCAAGCGCAGCAAGCGTGATTGCAATGTCAGGAGATACGGTTGAAATCAGTCCGACCGCCCAAATCATGATCCACAACGTTTCAACGCAAGTGAACGGAGACCATAATGCCTTGCTTCATGAGGCCGGTGTGCTAGAAGGGTTTAACAAGTCTATTGCTAGCGCTTATGTTCATAAGACTGGAAAGGCTCTTGATGACTTGCTTGACTTGATGAACAAGACTACCTGGTTTGATGCTGAATCAGCTTTGAATCATGGATTTGTAGACAAGATTATGTTTACAAACGAAGTCGCTCCGACTCTGGTAGCGAGTGAAACTCCTATGATTCCAAGTGATTTTATCGAAAAAATGAGGTCAGCAATGACACCAGATATCGATAAAATCGCAGAACTGGTAGCTAAAAAGCTAGAAGCTAAACTACCAGATATACAAATCGACAAAGAGGCTTTTGAAAATAGCGAATTTGTACAGAAGAAATTCAATTTTCCAGAAAGTCCAGAAAATAACACAGACAAGGCTGTCCCTAAAGGGTTCGGTCTTTTTATGTTTTAAGAAAGGAAAAAACAGAATGACAATGCAATTATCTAACCAATTTGAAAAACAACGTCAGGCATTTTTGGATGCCGTTTCAAATGGTGCACCTCAAGAAGAGCAAGCGAAACTATACAATGACATGATTGAGTCCATGACAAATGAAATGATGGCTCAAGCTCGTGATGCTGCCCGTGAAGAGGTTTCGACCTTGAACCCATACGATGCTAAGCTGACCGCTGAAGCTCGTGAGTTCTTCAATAACATCGAAAAGGCAGCACCTCAAGGAATTGAAAAATTGATTCCGCAAGAAATCATTGACCGTATCTTTGAAGATTTGGTACAAGCTCGCCCACTCCTTCAACATATCGGTCTTAAAAATGCTGGTATCCGCTTGAAATTCCTCAAATCAGAGCAAACTGGACAAGCTGTTTGGGGAAAAATCAATGGAGAAACCCAAGGACAACTCAAACAAAAATTTAACGAAGAAGAAGCAATCCAACACAAATTGACTGCTTTCGTTGTAATTCCCAAAGATGCCGAAAAATTTGGACCAGCTTGGTTGGCAAAATTCGTCTCTGTTCAGATCACAGAAGCCTTTGCAGTTGCCCTTGAAGCTGCTTTCTTGAATGGTGATGGGGATAATAAACCTATCGGCCTTTCTCGTACCCTTACAGGAACTGTTTCAGGTGATCATACAACTCATGATGAAAAAAAAGCTCAAACTACTAAGTTAACTTTTGCTGACTCAGCAACCGTAGTCAAAGAATTGACAACAGTCTGCAAGTACCACTCAACAAAAGCCGACAATAAGACACCAGTTGCAGTAGAAGGCAACCTTGTAATGGTTGTTAATACAGCCGATGCTTGGGATGTGAAGAAACAATATACTTCATTGAACGCTCAAGGAACCTACATCACTGCAATGCCATTCAACATTATCTTGGTAGAATCCGTGGCACAGACAGCTGGTAAAGTCACTACATTTGTCGAAGGTCGCTACGATGCCTTTGTCGGCGGTGGTATTTCACTTGGTCGCTACACAGAAACCTATGCTTTGGAAGATTTGAACCTCTACACTGCTAAGCAATTTGCTTATGGTAAGGCTCACGATGAGAAGACTGCGGCAGTCTGGACTCTACAACTTCCTCAAGCCTAATCTAGGAGTTGAACCATGACTCCAGAAGAACAACTTCATCCACTCCTTAAATCTTTCAAGGAGCGGATGAGGATTTTTCATACTGGAGAGGATAACAACCTCTCTAAAATGTTGGAAAGTTCTAAGTCAGCCATTCTCAGTCTGGTCGGTAGTAAGGACTCTGCTGATCCACGAGTGAGAGAGCTTATTTTAGAACGTGCTCGATATGTCTACAATGATCAAGTTGAATTTTTCTATCAAAACTTTCAAGGGGATTTGATGGCATTATCACTAGAAAATTACAAATTGGAGGAAAAACATGATTAAGGTTTTAAAAGGATTTTATGACCTCAAAGAAGGGGTATATCGTTCTACTGGCCAAGAATTTGAAGCGACAAAAGAGCGCTTTGATGAAATCGACGGAGCGCTTCCTGACTTTGTTGAATGGACAGAAAAACAACCAGAAGTAACAATGACTGATGTCCTATCAGACTAATCGCCCTAGCTATCGATATAAAAAGCCTGAGGCTCAAAATGGAGACCTGAGAACCCCCTTGACTTTCTATACTTCTAAAGTCGAGGAGGGGCTTCATGGTCGCGATGTGTCTTATGAGAAGGCTTTTTTTACGATGGGCCAAGTTTACTCTCCTAGCTTCAAAGATATTGAGATTGCGACTGGAAAGTCTATGCAAGCTAAGATGACTTTGAAAATCCGAGATTCTTTGTCTGATTACCAGCCAAAGAATGAGCATTTTGTCGAAGTCGGAGATATTCGTCTAGGCGGCAAGAAATGGCAAATTATCGATGTTCGTCCTGATTTTGACAATCGGGATTTTTTGATAGTTGTTATTGGTGGTGGTCAAGATGTCTAGCGGAGCAGAACTAAGGGGCTTTGATGATGTTCTTAGAAACCTTGAAGTTCATCTTGGTGATACTAAGGTCAAACGTGCTACAAGTCGAGCCTTGAAGGCAGTCGCAAACGAGACTCTAGAAGAGTTCAAAGGTGCTCTACAGGTCTACAAAGATACTGGAGAAACCATCGAAAGTGCTACTACCGGGCGTGTGACTGGTCTTGCTAGTGGTGTTCCTGTTGTGAAAATTGGTTTTGGTGAGGGTTCTCGCTGGCGTTTGGTTCACTTGAATGAGTTTGGATATGGTAAGAATCCACATCCAAGGGGATTCGGTGTCATCAGACGTTTTTCAGAGGCTTATGCCAAAACATACAAATACAGAATCGCTAGTCATTTGAAGACGGAGGGGTTTTAGATGGTTAAAGATAAATTTAATGAACTTTACGAAGCTTTGAAAAAAGATGAGTCTTTAGCTGGAATCAGTATCAAATCTTTTAATCGTCCAGACACGTTACCAAGCAATGAGACAAGTATCGTCATTAGACCAGTTGGTCCGCCGATGCAGACGGCTCATGGTAGTAACACGAGTCTGGCTAAGACATTTCTCTATCAGGCCAATGTAGAGTCTACTAATTACACGGAGTGCAAAGTACTCCAAAGAAAAATTGAAAAGATTATGGAAGACCAGGGGTTTTATCAAACCAATGGTGGTTTGGATGAATGGATTCCAGAAATCAAACGCTATGTAGATGCTCGGACTTACAAAGGTCAGAGTGGTCTATACGAAGAATACTAAAATAAAGAAAGAGGTGCTATAAATGGCATTAGTTGGTTTTAAACGTATGACAATTCGTGTGTTGGATGGGAATGCTAATCCGACACTGGGAGAAAACCTTTTTGTAATTGAAGGACAAACTGGTAAAGGTGCGACTCGTACCGCTAAAATTTCAGGTCTTGCAAGTGATCCAGTAAAAACATATGGTAGTGATGTCGCTTACCACGTATCAAACCGTGGTGTTGGCGATGTGAAGATGGAACTGACTGCGGTTGATATCCCATCAACAGTACTCGCTAAAATCCTAGGACATCAAGTCAAAGATGAAATCATTGGTATTGGCGCTGATACAGTTGCTCCATACTGCGCTGTTATGCTTGAGTCTAAGACTGCAAATGGGACTCAGGCACAAGTCGGATTCTTCAAAGGACAATTCTCAATGGACGCTGAAGAACTTGAAACGCTTAAAGATAAGCAAGAAGAACTTCCAGATGACAGCTTGAGTTTCGCTGCTATTGCAAGCGATGACACTGAAACAGATGGTCTTTACTATGTGAAATACATTGGTAAAGATGACGCTAAGCTCAAAAAATTCAAAGGTCAACTTAAAATGGTTGCTGCAGGATAGGAAGAGGGCGCAAGCTCTCTTTTTATCTTTTTTCTAGAAAGGAAAGTATATGGCTAAGGTTAAATTTTTAATTAAAAATGAGAAAGGTCAAGATGTTCAAAAGACCAGTAAGGAAATTACTACTAAGGACTATCGTGACTACTTGATTCTCAATGAAGCACTATCATCTGATGCGTCAGAGGTAGAGAAATTAGACAAGCAATTGGAATTTATCGCCTCACTGTTTGAAGATTTGGAAGTGGAAGAACTTTTGAAATACACAGATATGGCGGATATTTTTGCGGTATTTGCAGACATCTACTCTCATTTGGTTGGTGATGTTGACCCAAAGGAGAAAAAATAAAGCCGAGTGAAGCACTGAAACGGTTTTATGGTTTTGTCAAACAAGCTACTGAGGGTCCATATGGCATGAGTATCCGTGATGTCATGGATACGAGCTGGAAGGATCTGATGGGCGTTCTTGGTGAAACTGAATCTGCTAAAGCTGAAGAAGTCATGGATCTAGCTGACTTTCTAGAAACGATTTAAAAAGGAGGATTTGAATGGCAGGTGGAACGCCGTTAGGTCAAATGTATATCGAGCTAGGGCTGGACGTGTCGAAGTTCAATCCTACTCTAAATGGTGCTAAGAATGCGGTTAAATACTTTCAAAGCAATGTAAAGGCGCTGGACAGCTCGCTTAAAAATAACGGGAAAAACACTGACTTGCTTCAAGCTAAGTACAAGACACTTGGTCAAGCGATTGAAGCGCAAAGAAAAGTCCTGGATCAGATGAAGAGTAGCTTCGATACTCTCGAACCTGGTACGGCTAAATTTGATAAAGCTGCTGCTGAGATTGAACGCGAGAATGCTAAGTTGGCAGCTATGGAAGGTCAACTCCGTAACGTGCAACAAGCTTTGATTGCGGTTGGCAAGGAGAATAGCTTTGCGAACCGTATCAATAAATTTGGTGACGGACTTATCAAAAGTGGCGATAAAATCAAGAATTTTGGTGATAGTGTTTCAAGTTTAGGAGGAAAACTGACTACAGGTTTGACCCTTCCTTTAGTTGCTAGTGTTGGTATGGTTACGAAAGCAGCTGTTGACTATGAATCTGCTTTTGCAGGTGTGAAGAAGACAGTAGATGAGACTGCAACCGTATCCTACAAAAACCTATCTGATGGCATTCGTCAGATGGCTAAAGAATTGCCAGCTAGTGCTGTTGAAATTGCAAATGTCGCAGAAGTTGCTGGTCAGTTAGGTATCAAGGCAGAGGATATCCTTACCTTCTCTCGAACGATGATTGACATGGGAGAATCTACAAATTTGAGCGCTGAAGAAGCTGCGACAGCCATTGCCAAGATTGCGAATATCCTCGGACTGACATCGGACGAATATGGCAGATTTGGGGCATCTGTTGTTGACTTGGGTAACAACTTTGCAACAACTGAGCGTGACATCGTTGAGATGACCAATCGTTTGGCGGCTGGTGGTAAGCTGGCTGGTTTAACCGCTCCAGATATCCTTGGTCTTGCTACTGCGATGAGTTCGGTTGGTATTGAGGCTGAGGCTGGTGGTACTGCCATGACTCAAACTTTGACGGCTATAGGTAATGCTGTTTCATTAACAGGTAAGGGCGCAGCTGATGACTTGAACCTTATCGCCAAAACTGCTGGAATGACCTCAGAGGAATTCCAACAAGCTTGGAAAGAGAAACCGATCGTTGCCTTGCAATCCTTTATCAAAGGACTCAAAGAAGCACAAGAAAAAGGCGTGAACATGAACGCTATCTTGGCACAACTTGGGATGACGGGTATTCGACAAAGTAACATGTTGAAATCCTTGGCTCTAGCATCTGATAAAATGGGTGATGCTGTTGATCGTTCAAATAAGGCTTGGAAAGAGAATACTGCTCTGACCAATGAAGCCAATAAACGATATGAAACCACAGAATCACAATTGAAGATGTTCAAGAACCAGGTAACCGACTTGGCTATTGAGTTTGGAGGGCCACTTCTAAAGGCTCTCCGTGACGGTCTAAAAGCTGGGAAACCTTGGATTGACATGCTAGCTGAAATGGCTAAACATTTCAGTTCTATGTCTGAAGAGGAGCAAAGAAATGTTCTAAAATGGGCAGCGTTAACCGCAGGAGCTGGTCCAGCGTTAACACTTTTTGGAAAAGGTATTGGAATCGTAGGAGGCTTGACAAAAGGAATTGGCTGGCTTACTAAAGGGACTGGTAAAGCGGTCGGTGGCATGAATTTAATGCTCAAGACTTTCCAAGCTTTTAGAACAACCGGGAATCTATCATCTGCCTTTAAATTGGCATCTGGTGGAGCAGTTGCGCTTGGGAATGCGACCGCATCAGCATCAACTTCAACAGGGCTTCTAACAACATCAATGGGGACGCTTGCGAATCCTCTAGGTTTAATAGTCGGAGGTCTCGGCCTTACTACCGCCGCACTTGTCTATCTTGGAAACGAGAAAGACAAGGCTCGCATCAAGACTGAAGAGTTTGGCTCTCAGTTGAGTGATACTGCTCGTGGAGAATTGCGAAGTTTTCAAAAAACGGTGGATGAAACCAGTACGGCTGTTGCAAACTTCGGTACTCATGCTGGAGATGCCGATAAGGTCTCCGGAGCCTTTAAAAAGCTCTATGAAGAAATCGCTACTGCTGCGGACAAGACCAACAAACGAATGGAAGAGTTGGGCGTTAAGTGGGGCCTTAGTGAGGACGATATTGCCAAAGCCAAGGAAAGAAACGGCCAGGTCGTCTCTAACACTGAGGCTATGATGAATCAAATTAATGAGATTTATCAACGTCATAACGGAGATGCGAGCAAGTTCTCTCAAGAGGAGAAAGAAATCATCCTGAACAATCAGAATGAGATGATTAAAGCAAAACTTTCTATGATGAATCTATCAGCTGATCAGCAGAAGGCTGCTTTACAAGCTTTGAATGGTGATGTCAGAAGTCTGAATGAAACACAATTGAAGCATACAAAAGATGTTTTAAAACAAGCACTTGATGAGGAGAAGAAACTCTACGAGAATTCAAAAAGTGAGCTGAAAGAGTTGCTAGACGGAAAGGCTATCGATCAAGAAACTTACAACAAGAAATTGCAAACTCTAGAAGCAAACCACACTCAAACGATGGAAGCTCTGGGAAGTAAGTATTACCAGGTCATGCAAAATCTCGATGCAAAGGTGAAAGCTCGAACTGGGCAAAGTTGGAACTATTGGGAAGAAGCCAAGAAAGTTCTGGAGGAGTACGGTCTATCCTATGAAGAAATAGGAAAGAAAGCTGCTGAAGCTTCTCAAAAGGTAGGTAATTCACACAGCATCCTTGCCAATTACACCAGTGAGATGAGCAAGGAAGTGAAAGAGGCTAACGATGCCTGGTCGTTGTTGGTCGGTAACATTGATAAGAATGGAAATTTCCAAGTTAAATCTAATGTTAAGGAAGTCATCGGAGAGGCTGCCAAATCTGCTGAAGGTTGGGAACAATTGCAGTTTATAGCTAAAACTGCGGATATCAACTCAAATGCTCGTGTGACTATTGCTGAAGCTCTTGTCGAATCTGGTAAATGGAAAGACATGACTCTCGAAGAGAAACAAGTGATTGTCAAGAACCAAGCTGGGCTACAAGCTATCTTTGATAGTGAAACTCATCTTAAAACATGGAACAGCATGCCAGCGGAAGTCAAAGAACTTCTCATGAAGAATACAGACATCATGAACAAGGCGGAGGAAGCCTCAAAGGCTCTGTCTAACTATGAAGCTCTGAAACCAAAACAGAAGGAGTTGCTGGCCAATGATGAAAGTGTCCGAAAAGCAGTCGCTCGGTCAACTGATACTCTGACGACCTGGAATGCGACCACACCGTTTACAAAAGATTTGAAAGCTGATCCTACGAATGTTTTGAACAATGGCCAGTTATCTATCGATAAGATTACGGCTTGGAATTTTGCATCTGCTGAGACGAAATCTTTGGATGCGGTAGATAATACGAGCGCTGCCGTTGGTAGTGCTATTTTTAGTGTTAATTCACCAAGACAAGAAGCTCCTATCAATTTGTTTGCGGCTGACCAGACGGGCGGTGTGCGAAACGAGACGAGTGGTGCTATCAATGCTATCAAGCAATATGATCCAGTGAATATCCTTGCCAAGAATGGCACTAATGACACTGTCAGCGAGGTCAAAAGTGGCGTCAATGGTATCCAGGATAAAACTGTTACTATCAACGCCCAAGATAATGCATCAGGTGTTCTTTCAGGTATTAAGAGCTGGATTGATAGCGTTACTGGTAACTTCTTCACAAATATCTTTGCTAGCAAGCATGCACACGGGACTAACTATCACCCTGGAGGGCTTGCTATCGTCAACGACCAAAGAAACAGCAACTATAAGGAAATGGTTACTTTGCCAAATGGACGGAGTTTCATTCCTCAAGATAGAGATGTCTTGCTCCCTCTTCCGAGAGGTTCTAAAGTCTTGCGAGCTGACAAGACTAGACGTTTGATGCGTGAGATGGGTGTTCCTAAATATGCTTCTGGTATCGGTATCCCGAGTGATGCAAAATTCCTTCGTGAAATGGAACAAGCACAACGTAATATCACAATCCAGACTACAAGTGTTCAAAATGGGCAAGATACAGATAAAGTCGTGTCTGAGATGAGGATTCTGAGGGCAAGTATGGAAAAGATCCTTACTGCTATCCTTGAAAAATCGTCAGATGTCTACCTAGACAATGACATTATCTCACGCAAAACCTATGAACAACATGGTGCAATTTACGCAAGGGAGGGGATTTAATGTTTTACATGATTATTAATGGTTTTAATACATCTACTATCCCTCACTGCGTTGTGACGGATTTTGGAGAAATTGAGGCCGCAAAACCTCATGCAGAATCAGTAGATGTATATGGTTTGAACGGAAGCTATCGAGTGCTAGATGGCTCTTATGAAAGTTACGAACGAACGATATCCTTTTATGTACCAAAACTTGTAGATATTTCAACAATTGTAGATAAATTCCAGCCAAAAGAAAATGTAATAGAATTCAGTTATCAACTTGGATCATATTTCTATGCAGACTTTTCAGGAGCGACCTACAATCGTAACGGAATGCATGCATGGAAGATAGATGTCAAGCTAATCATGCAACCCTTCCGCTATCAAAAGAACGTAGATCCTGTCGTTCTTACGACCGCTGATACAATCAACAATCCTGGAACGATTTATTCGGAACCAATCATCGAAATTGAGGGAGATGGTGATATCTCCCTCACGATTGGTCGGAAAACTATGTACCTAGCGATTAAGACCAAGGCTACAATCGATTGTCGGCAAGGAAAGCAAAACATCTACAATGCTACTGGAGCGGTGCAGAATACGCTTCGTAAACGTGGGGGGTTCTTTGAAATCCCGACTGGCAAGGTTGGTGTTTCGTTTACTGGAAACGTTCGAAAAATCACTATTCGACCGAATTGGAGGTATAAGGTTTGATTTATTTAACAAATGGCAACACACCTCTGAATGCTGCTTATGCGGATGAAATCGTTCAGATAGATAGCAATACCTATCAATTGACCTTTCGATTTCCGACCTCTGATCCTTTGTGGGAGAAGTTGAAGGAGGAGACGTTTCTAACTGCTGATGACCTACACGGTGAGCAGGATTTCGTCATCTTTGAAGTCGAGAAGAAGCACGGCTATATTCAAGTCTATGCAAACCAAGTTTTCACCCTCTTGAATAACTATGTGGTAAATCCTATCTCTTTGGACAGACAGACTGGTTCGACTGCCTTGAGTCGCTTTGCTGGGAGCATCACTCGCAGTCATCCATTTTCATTTTTCTCAGACATCAACGAGCGTCACACCTTCAACATCGAGGCTAAGAATGCCATGGAAGCATTCGCGAAAGACAAGCATTCCATCCTTGGCCAATGGGGTGGCGACCTTGTGCGCCATGGATACCAGGTTCGATTACTTAAAAATGGCGGTTCAGAAAATGAATCGCTTTTTATGTACAAGAAAAACCTGTCTAGCTACCAGCATAAGACCTCTACCAAGTCTTTAAAGACTCGAATCACTTTCAAGACTACCGTAAAAGGTGAGGGAGAGAAAGCGCCTGATCGCAAGTTTTCCGTGGTCGTGGATAGCCCACTCATTAATAAGTACAGTCAAATCTACGAAGATGTGATTGAGGTTAATGACGAGGACGTGAAAGACGAAGCAAGCTTACGAAAATATGGCGAACAGTATTTCAAGACATCGCTCTGTGACATGATGGAAGATAGCCTTGAGCTTGAAGTTGTCGGCCAGAGTGACGTGCCTGTCCAGATGTATGACATTGTGAGTCTGTTTCATGAGGTATACAATCTGGATGTGCGCAAGAAAATCACCAAGTACACCTATTCGCCAATGGCAAAGAAGCTGATTTCAATCGGCTTTGGCCAGTTTAAGTCAGGTCTTGCGAATGCAATTGGCAACGCAGTGAGTGATGCCGTCAAGGGTGAAGCGCAACAACTTCAAAATGATTTTGAAAGGCAGTTAGCCAGAGAACTCAAGAATGCGGATCTCGCTTTTGACAGGCAGAAAAAAGAGTTAGTCAATCAATTCACAGATGGTCTCAACGCTGCCAAAGCCAGAGCCGAAGAGGTCAAGAGAGAACTCTCTGATACCATCAACCAGCGTTTTAGCAGTTTTAACAACGGCCCATTACAAGAAGCCAAGCGCAGGGCTGAAGAAGCCTTGCGAAACGCTGGCGCAAGTACCCTACTTGCACAGGAAGCCAAGCGGATTGGGTTGGATTCTGTTGCCAAACTTGAAGAGTTTAAGAGACAGGCTACGAGCGCTCAAACGGCTTTGTCGGGTGATTTGGATGTCTTGAAACGGACCATCGCGAACGATATCCGACCGAAACAAGAACAGGTTACAGCTGAGATTGCCAAGCAAGTTGAAGTACTTAACCGAACCAAGAATGAATTGGCCGGTGTGAAGTCAGCGCAAGCGACGTATGAAGAGACGACGACGCGTAGACTGGCAGAGCTGACTAATTTGGCCAACGGTAAGGCAAGCAAGTCAGAACTCACACAGACAGCTGAGGAACTGACGAGTAAGATAGCGAGTGTTCAGGCTGGTAGTTCACGGAATTACTTCAGGAATTCACGTTCAAGAACGTTTATGACAGGAAATCAAGCATTATACGACTATCGAACATTCATCGTTCCTGATTTTTGGAAAAATAGTGACAGGTTCAAGCGTGATTATGTCCGCTTATCATTTGATGTGACCTTCCCTGTTGCCTTAGCCAGTGATACACAAGCCAATGTTCACTTTAGTGCTCATCCGTGGTATGCCTACAGAAACTTAGTCTTTAAAGGCGGAACGACCGAGCGTCAACATTTTGAGTTCACGATTGACTTATCTAGCTCTTCTGAAACCTATCAGACTAATAATGTATTCATACGTTTTGGGACGAATTACGGCTTTCCAGCTGGTTTGCAGGTCGTCATTGAGAACGCTATGTTATCGGTTGGAAATTATTTCCCAGCCTATCAACCAGCGTATGAAGATCAGGAAGACCGTGTGTCAGTTGTTGAATCTAACTTCAGACAGCGCGCTGATTCGCTAGATGCTGGTGTGAGCCGTCTGACTGAAGGTCTCAGAACCAAAGCGGATGTCAGCTCACTCAACGCAACTGCGGAAAATATCCGGCAATCTGTGAAGAGTCTTGAGACAGACACGCAGAACAAGCTGAATCAGAAGTTGAGCATGGCTGAGTTTGAGGTGCGAGCAAGCGGAATCCGTCAGGAAATCCTGAACGCAACCAAGGATAAGGCAGATAAGACTTTAGTTATTACTGAAGCTGGAAAAATCCGTGAGGAATTGACCACTATTCAGACCTATGTCAATAAAGATGGTCAGCGACAGGAAGCCCTACAGCGCTATGCTCGTGAGGAAAGCTCAAAACAAGCAATGGCTGTACGTGAACTGGTCACTCGAGACTACGTTGGTAAGGCAACCCATCAAGAAGATGTGAGAGGTCTTGAACGTAAGTTTGAATCTATCACCAACCCACAAAATGGTTCGATAGCGACTCAGATTGCCAAATACAAAAATGCAGTAGATGGCCGTTTTGCAGATATCACTTCATTGATTGCTGGTAAAGCCAACCAGACGGATTTCCAGCGAGTCAGAGAGACTAGTCAGCTCTATGAGCGAATTTTGGGCAATACTGAAAATGGGATTACGGATAAAGTAGCTCGTATGGCTCTGACGAATCAACTGTTCCAGATTGAGGTGGCTAAGGCTACGAAAGGTGGCCGAAATTATATCAGAGGAATCAAAGAGATGCGTGTAGGTTCAGGATCATGGGATTCTGGGACATTTCGTGGCTCAGGATCTGGAAGTGTTCGGACAATTGAGGTTTCGGATAGCCCTGTACCTGGCTTTAATAAAGCATTACGTATAATTTCTAGTGATCCAAAAGGTCAAATTGGCGTTGCTCAGGACGGATTTGAGATTATGCCAGGAACCTATACAATGTCTGTTTGGATAAAAGGCTCAGCTGGACAAAGAGTTAGATTACAAAATTATTGGTGGAGTGATGACTCAACAGGGATAAGCCCAGAATTCATCTTGAAAGATGACAAATGGACATATTTGACATTTTCGAGCGAACGCAAAAAAGCTGGAAAATTGTCGATCGGCTACGTTTACTTAGTAAATGGCGCAAAAGGAAGCTATCTCGATATTTTGGCTCCTCAATTAGAGGAGGGAAGCATTGCAACAAGTGCCCGTCCTGCTCTCGAAGACACAGACGAAGCGATTCGCACGGTTCAGAGTCAGCTTGCTGGCTCGTGGGCAGTTCAAAATCTGACTAGCGCTGGCTCTATCGTTTCACAAATCAATGCGACGAACAATCAAATTCTGATTGAAGCTGAAAAAATTCGGCTGAAAGGAAAGACCTTACTTGATGAGTTGACAGCTATTCAAGGTTATTTCAAACGCTTGTTTGTCGGCGAGGGTGCGTTTGCTAAGCTGAACGCTGAGATTATTGCTTCAAAGACCATCACAGCAGATAAGCTGGTCATGGATATGGCCATGGCTCGGATGTTCGTGTCAAGTGATATCTTCACGGATACGCTTGCGGCTAAAGAGGCTTTCATCAACAAGCTTCGCTCTGTCGTAGTCACGGCGACTCTACTTGAAGGTTTCAAAGGTCGCATTGGTGGCTTTCAGATTGGGACGCATGAGAAAGACTCCTCTGTGTACTGGATCACTGGCCAAAATCAATTTTCTGTCGGCATGAGCAACGGGTCTGGCCACTGGTCACAGACAGCTTTATGGGTCAACTGGGGAAACAATTGGGGCTATCCTGGTGACTACGCTTGGTTCGTTAAACATACAGGTCAAATGTATTGTTATAACCGAGCCGAATTTTGGAATACTCCAATTATTCACGGAGATTTAAAAGTAACCGGTCATATTTTCTACAATAATGAGAACTCGGGTAAATCCGGTTACTGGATTCACTCGTCTAAGTACTCAAATTTTGAGCCTTCGAATAACTATCTATATCTCTATTATAGCGGTTCTGGTTACGACTGGATCCCGATGAATAAGGAGATTTCGGATCGTCGATATAAGCACAATATCGAAGATAGTACAGTCTCAGGTCTCGATGTAGTCGAAAACTTGAAAACTTACGGCTATCGCAAAGAATACGATGGAAAAATAGAAGATATCGCTTGCGGTATCATGGCGCAGGATGTCCAGAAGTACGCTCCTGAGGCGTTCTTTGAAAATCCTGACGGCGCATACTCTTACAACACATTTGCTCTTGTACCTTATCTTATCAAGGCCATTCAAGAGCTCAATCAAAAAATAGAAAAATTGGAGAAAACAGCATGAACGAACAAGACAAACAAATCAGCAGCCTGACAATTAAATCGTTAGGTGAAAAAGTCAGTAATGAGGCTACTCAGTCAGCAACGCTCGAAGCCCTCTATACAGTAACCGCTATGGAGCTTGAACAGATGAAACGAATCATCGAATCAGACGAAGATCTCAAGGCTAAATTTGAAGAAGTGAAAGGAAAAATGACAAATGGCAATTAGTAATTATGAACTAGCAAGCAAACCTTACACACGAGGTTTGGGCGACAAGGCTGTGACGGTCGTTGAAGTCAAGCTTGCCGATGGCAGTCGCTACAGTACGAACATGCGTGAGCTAACAGGCGACCGTACGAACGAATCAGAAGACACGCTGATTCAAGCGGTACTGGATATCCTGAAGGCCGAATTGGATCCAGGAGCAGCAATCGTGCAAGCGCAGGCTAAGCTTGAGAAGACCGAACAGAGACAGGATGAGCTCTCTGCGCTTATCAAGCAGACTGAAGAAAATGCAAAGGTGAACCAGAAGGTCATTCATGTGCTGGCCTTGAACTCTGTCATGAGCAAGAACATTGAGTATGGAACAACTTACAAGGAGTTAGTTGAGTTGATTCCACTCGCTGAAGTTGGTAAGACCTACTTGCCACATGACTTGATTACCATTGAAGACCCTGAGCACGTAGAGGTCAACGGTGAAGGCAAGCGCATTTTGGTGCAGCTTAACAAGGAATTTACTTACAACGGTGAGCCTGTCAGTGCATTTGCTACCAATGGCTCTCTCGAGCAAAATGGGACTGGCGTTGCTTGGAAATTTGAAGGGAAAGAGTAGAGGTGTGTATGCAAATTGAATTTTTCAATTTTTTTCGAAGTGTAGTACAAACAGAAGATGGATTGGTCTTGTACGCTCTAGCTTTGATTGTTTCAATGGAAATCATTGATTTTGTGACAGGGACGATTGCGGCTATTGTCAATCCTGACATCGAGTACAAGAGCAAAATCGGCATCAACGGACTTCTTCGCAAAATTTTAGGAGTCCTCTTGCTGATGATCCTCATTCCGATGTCCGTGCTATTACCTGAAAGAGTAGGTTTTACTTTCTTGTACTCAATTTACATCGGGTATATCGTATTCACTTTTCAATCCCTTATTGAAAATTACCGCAAATTAAAAGGAAATGTCACTCTTTTTCAGCCGATCTTGAAAGCATTTCAACGATTGATTGAGAAAGACGAAGATAAAAACAAAGGAGAATAACACATGATTAACTGGAAAGTACGTTTTAACTTAAAAAACAAAACATTCTTATTACGAGTGGCATTCGCACTAGCTTTGCCAATTCTCGCCTATTTCAATCTTAAACTGGAAGATTTGGTTAGCTGGGGAGTTGTTTTAGACTTGCTTGGTAAATTCTTTGCGAACCCTTATCTTGTTGGGTTGACGATTGTAAATATCCTAAATATCATTCCAGACCCAACAACATCAGGAATCTCTGATAGTAAAAGAGCATTGGAATACTCAGAACCAAGTGAGGATTAGGAGAAAACAATGAAGAAAAACGACTTATTCATCGATGTATCTAGCCATAATGGATACGATATTACAGGTATTTTGGCTGACATGGGTACACAGAATACCATTATCAAAATTTCTGAAAGTACAAATTATCTAAACCCTTGCTTATCTGCTCAAGTGGAGCAATCCAACCCTGTTGGTTTCTATCATTTTGCCTGGTTTGGTGGTGACATCGAAGAAGCCGAACGAGAGGCACGCTACTTCCTTGATAATGTGCCTCAAAAAGTAAAATACTTGTGTCTTGATTACGAAGATCACGCTAGTGGAGATAAACAGGCAAATACAGATGCATGTATTCGCTTCATGGAAATCCTCAAAGAAAATGGCTATGAGCCAATCTATTACAGCTACAAGCCATTCACGCTCAATAATATCTATTATGAGCAAATCCTTGCACAATTCCCTAATTCGCTTTGGATTGCTGGGTATGGGTTGAATAACGGTCAAGCCGATTTTGAATATTTCCCAAGCATGGATGGGATTAGATGGTGGCAATACTCTTCAAATCCGTACGATAAAAACATTGTTTTACTAGATGATGAAGAAGCTAAAGCCAAATGGAAAAAGAATGATACCGGATGGTGGTATGAATATCCTGACGGCTCCTATCCAAAAGAAGAATGGGAAAAGATCGATGGTACCTGGTACTACTTCAACGAGAGAGGTTATTCAATAGCTTCTCGCTGGTTGAAGGATGATGTCAAATGGTATTATCTCAAAGAAAATGGCGCAATGGCCATTGGTTGGGTGTTTGTGAATGGCAAATGGTACTATCTTGATGCTTCAGGAGCGATGGTCACCGGTTGGGTTCAATACAAGGACAAACTATACCATCTCAAAGAAGAGAATGGCGAAATGTCTTCAAAAGAACTTGTCAAAGTCGAAGGCGGCTGGTACTACGTCAATGAAGATGGTAGCCGCTCAGACAAACCAGCATTTAATGTATTACCTGATGGACTAATTGTTACCACTAAATAAAGAAAGGAGATTCTATTTTTCTTCTTAATGACCCGCAGGCACTAGCTTGCGGGCTTTTTTGTTTGCAATAATAAAAGCAGTGACCGAAATCACTGCTTATTAGCTGTAGCAAATTCATAAAGTTTTTCTGCTGTGAGAAGTGCCATTTTGTCCATGCTTGTTTTTCCTTTTCTAAGGTCAGAAACAGTAGTCCACGGAACTCCAGCGCCTTGCGAAATAGCAGATGTAGACATCGAACTGTTAAGTAATTCTTGAATAACTTTTCTCATATTATTTGTCCTTTTTATTTTTTAGATAGATATATACATTGATTGCAATTATAAAAATAGCTATTGCACTAACCATTGCTTTTCCTCTTTTCATTTGATAAAATAGAGGTGTAAGGGGCTTTCGCCCCTACCTCTTAGCGTTTACCTTTTCTTTTGCCGGAACTTGGGTTTACGCTTTTTGTTTTGCCTTGCGACCGTTATTGCGGTCACTAGACTTGCGATAGCTGTTACTGTTTCAGGGATATTGTCTATCGCCTTTTCAAGTAACCTAAGCCAATCTTCTTTGTTCAACTTCCTCACCTCCTTTCCTTATCTTGATTATATTATATCACGGCATACCGAGAAAGTCAAGCGTTTTGATAAAGTTTTTTAACTTTTTTTCAAAAAAAAATAGACCTTGTCCAGAGGTCGGGGAGTTGGAGGGGACACCCTCCAAGAGTGTTGATTTAATAAGATTTTATTTTACCTTTTTCATAATAATCTCCCTATTAAGTCACCGCATTCGGTGGCTTTTTTAGTTCATAAGTCCTATATAGGCTTCTACTTGACTTTTTAAGATAAAGAAAAAAACAGTGACCTTACTCACTGATTCTTTTGTAAACTATTAGAACTAAATTGCAGCCTTCTCAACTATACGGGCAAAGGTGAGTATGAAAATGAATACGAAGATGAATACGATTTAAAAAAATGAAGAAAATTAACGGAAATGATTTTAAATAAAAATAAGCAAAAACTCAACTATTAAAAAGCAACAGAAAGCATTGGCAAACATTTGTCACTTATACCATAGTTCGTGACAGTTCCTAGTTTTTTTGATAAAATCATACAGTATGCCTTTGGGCACAAAGTATGAACTGGGACTGTTTTTCCCAGCTTCGGAGGTAGAAAATGTCAGATTCACCAATCAAATACCGTTTGATTAAGAAAGAAAAACACACAGGAGCTCGTCTGGGAGAAATCATCACTCCCCACGGCACCTTCCCAACGCCTATGTTTATGCCAGTTGGGACCCAAGCTACTGTAAAAACCCAGTCACCAGAGGAGTTGAAGGAGATGGGATCAGGGATTATCCTGTCTAATACTTATCATCTGTGGCTTCGCCCTGGAGACGAACTCATTGCACGCGCAGGCGGTCTCCACAAGTTCATGAATTGGGATCAGTCAATCTTGACGGATAGTGGTGGTTTCCAGGTTTATTCCCTGGCAGATAGCCGAAATATCACAGAAGAAGGCGTAACCTTTAAAAACCATCTCAATGGTTCTAAGATGTTCCTATCGCCAGAAAAAGCCATTTCTATTCAGAATAATCTAGGTTCAGACATCATGATGTCCTTTGATGAATGTCCTCAGTTTTACCAACCTTACGACTACGTTAAGAAATCCATCGAGCGTACTAGCCGTTGGGCTGAGCGTGGTTTGAAGGCTCACCGTCGTCCACAGGACCAAGGTTTGTTTGGAATTGTACAGGGGGCAGGCTTTGAAGACCTTCGTCGTCAGTCAGCTCATGACCTTGTCAGCATGGACTTTCCAGGCTACTCTATAGGTGGTTTGGCAGTAGGAGAAACGCACGAAGAGATGAATGCAGTCTTGGATTTCACAACTCAACTGCTACCTGAAAACAAACCTCGCTACCTGATGGGTGTGGGAGCGCCAGATAGCTTGATTGATGGAGTTATTCGTGGTGTGGATATGTTTGACTGTGTCTTACCGACTCGTATTGCTCGTAACGGAACTTGTATGACCAGTCAAGGTCGTTTGGTTGTCAAGAATGCTCAGTTTGCTGAGGACTTTACGCCGCTGGATCCTGAGTGCGATTGCTACACATGTAAGAATTACACACGCGCCTACCTTCGTCACCTGCTCAAGGCCGATGAAACCTTTGGCATCCGCTTGACTAGCTATCACAATCTTTACTTCTTGCTTAACCTGATGAAGCAGGTCCGCCAAGCTATCATGGATGACAATCTCTTGGAATTTCGTGAGTATTTTGTGGAAAAATATGGCTACAACAAGTCAGGACGCAATTTCTAAAGTGTAAAAATAGAATGCTGAAATCCTACGTTTTCTCGTAGGATTTTTCTTCTTTTTTTGATAGAATAAAGTGTATAACGAAAGGGAGAATAGACTCGTATGCGCATTAAATGGTTTTCCTTGATTAGGATTACAGGTTTACTTTTGGTGCTTTTGTACCACTTCTTTCAGACCATTTTTCCTGGAGGATTCTTTGGGGTAGATGTCTTTTTCACATTTTCGGGATTCTTGATTACCTCCCTCCTTTTAGAAGAGTTTGGAAAGAAAAGCCAGATTGATTTGCTGGGCTTTTTTAAGAGACGGTTTTACCGGATCGTGCCACCTGTGGTGCTGATGGTTCTGGTGACCATGCCCTTTACCCTCCTAGTTCGTCAAGACTATGTTGCTGGAATTGGCGGCCAGATTGCTGGAGTTTTTGGTTTTATGACCAACTTCTATGAGATGTTAACAGGGGGAAGTTATGAATCTCAGTTCATTCCGCATCTCTTTGTCCACAACTGGAGTCTAGCTGTTGAGGTTCACTACTATATCCTTTGGGGCTTAGCGGTTTGGTTCTTATCCAAACACTCAAAATCTAGTAGTCAATTGAGAGGGATGGTCTTTCTCCTTTCTGCGGGAGCTTTTATCATTAGCTTTTTCTCCATGTTTATTGGTAGTCTAATGGCTAGTTCCTATTCATCTGTCTACTTTTCAAGTTTAACCCATGTCTATCCCTTCTTTTTAGGAAGCATTTTGGCGACGGTTGTGGGGGTTCGTCAGACGAGCGATTTAGTCAAGCAGTTTGATCGGATGTGGGATCTTCGTCAAAATCTCCTGGTATTTGCTGCAGGTCTCTTGGTATTGTTGCTCCTGACTTTCTTTGTCAAGTTCACCTACTTATTCGCTTATTTATTTGGTTTCGTACTGGCAAGTTTAGCGGCCGTGATCATGATTTTTGCTGCGCGTGTCTTGCATGAGAAAACGTCTGAGATACAAGAACCACGGATAATCACATTTTTAGCGGATACCAGCTACGCGGTTTATCTCTTCCACTGGCCTTTTTATATTATCTTTTCTCAGTTGATGAGTAATC